TCAGAAAAATAAAAATTTTTAAAAAAGTTCTTGACTTTTTACACGTGATAATATATAATATATTCACGGGTAGAAAGTAGGTGGAAAATGAAAAAAATAGGGAGACCAAAAAGTGATAATCCGAGAAATATAAGATTGGAAATAACCTTGAATAAAGATGAAAACGAAAAATTAAAAAGAATGTCAGAAACTTTAAAATTAAGTAAGACAAGTACAATTGTGAAAGGATTAGAACTTTTGGAAAAAGAATTGGATAAATAAAAAAATACCCTCTATCCAAAAAGAATAGAGAGTATATAGATAATATATCTAACCAATACTATTATACTATATATTCTCTTAAAAAACAAATATTTTAGGAGGAAAATTTTATGTCAGAAAAACAAGAATTAGCATTTGGAATTGCACAGGAGCTTTTAGATGAACATAATCAGGAATTAAAAGAATTAGGAGATAAATTCTTTGGAGAATTTGACAAAGTGTTCAGAATTTTATCAAAGGAAGGATACAAGGCGACAGATTTTGAAGGTTTAATGTATGACTATTTAGGAGTTCTAAAAAGAGAATACTACAAAGCTGGAGAAAAAATAGGAAGTTTGATTTAATATAGTATAATGGAGGATAAAAGAATGAATGAATTACAAGTAATTGATGAAAGAGAAATCTTGGGAAAAAGATTTAGAGTGTACGGAGATTTTGAAAATTTGTTATTTTTAGCAAAAGATGTGGCAGAATGGATTGATTACAATAAAAAATCAAACGGAAGTTATGATGTAAACAGTATGTTAAGAATGGTAGATGAGGACGAAAAGCTGATACGGAAAATTTTCGTATCAGGTCAAAACCGTAATATGTGGTTCTTAACGGAAGATGGATTTTACGAAGTCTGTATGCAAAGCACAAAATCTAATGCAAAAATTTTTAAAAAAGAAGTGAAAAAGATTTTGAAGGCAATCAGAAAAACAGGAAAATATGAAGAGAAGAAAAAACCTCTTACACAGGCTGAATTAATTTTACAGCAGGCACAATGGATGGTAGAAGCTGAAAGCAGAATCAATAATATTGAGAACAATGTGATTGGACTTGCAAACACTATTGAGGATAACGACAAGAGCATAAAAAGATTGGAAAACAATCAAAGAAGAACAGTAACAAGCAATCATCTGACAGTAATAGCCTATGCTAATATAAAAGGGATAAAGCCAAAATCATATCATGCACCTTCTATAGGAAAGAAAGCGACTAAGATATGCAGGGAAAAAGACTTATTGATAGGAACAACAGTTGACAGCCGATACGGATTAATAAATACTTATCCTGTAGAAGTTCTGGATGAAATATTTTTTGAATAGTAGTAGAAAGTTTGCTATACCAAATTGAAAATTAAATAGAAACATAAAATCACAGTCATTAATTTGATTGTGATTTTTTTGTTACAAAAAATAAAATTAAAATATATAAGGAGAAAGAAAATGAATTTAGAGAGAAAATACACTAAAGCAGAAAAAGAAGCTATCAATATGTCAAGAGAAATGGCTGGATTACCGCCTATAACACAAGATAATGAGAGTGCAGCAATTGAAAACAAAGAAGTTAAGAATGAAGCGACAACGATTGAGGCTACTATAACAGAAGAAACGGCTGAAGAAGTCAAAAAAAGAAGAAATGAAGCCGAAAGAAGAAGAATAAAACAGCAAGGCGGATTAAGACCTAAACAGATATTTAAATACACTTTGATTAGCTGGGATGGGAAACCGAAAGATGTGATTTGCACATATCCGACTACAAGACAAGCGTCGAAATATTCAAAAATGGATTTCGATCCTGTTACTGGGAAAGGAGTACTTGATTTTGGTGATATAGTTGATTGTTTTTACAATGATGACCTATTGCCACGATTTGACTTTGAGGACTTCCCATCAAGCGAAATTATTGGATTAGGTGTGTTTTTATCGGAAGTGGTAAGAAATCCCTTCCTTAAATAAGAATCCAGCATTTTTTCATGAAGGGAAAATATATTTTAATAAAGATGAAATGCTAAAAGATATAACTGAAATTGAAAATTTAGCATTTCAGTTAGAAATAAATGACAATTTTAAAAGTTTTAATTCTTTTGTTTTTTTAAAAAAATATAACGAAAATAAAATCTCTGAAAAAGAGTTCGAAACTTTTTTGAAAATGTGCTTTTATGATACAGAAATTCAAAAAGCAAAAGAAAGAGAACGAAAAAAGATTAAGAAAGGAAGATAAATGGCTAGTGGAGTAGGAGTTACTTATGAATTAGAGTTTGTTATTAAAGATAAAAATGCAAAGCAATGGATACAATCAATGCAAAAAGAAGCTGAAAAACTAGCCAAAACATTAGATAAGGTTAGTTTAAATAATTTTAATAAGCAGATACAACATATGCAAAAGCACTTGCAGGCACAAGGGGATAAACTCAAATCTCAAATGAAAATGGCTCAGGATATGATGAAAACGCTTGGAACGGGTAAAACTGTAAAAAGTGGATTGGATAACGTAAAAAAAGAAACACAAGAAGCTAAAAAGAAAATGGATGATTTGAATAAAGCTAAAGAAGCAGTTGGAAAGTCGGTTAAGAATCCTCTTGGAAACGTGGCTAAAGGTGCTGACAGTGCAATGAAAAAAGTTAAAGGGCTTTTAAATAAAGTTCGTGATGGAGCATTGTATAAGGCAGGAAGTTTTATTACACAAGCTGGAATGGAAGCGTTGCAGGAATATGGACAAACTGATTATGAATTACGTGGCGCTTCTGCCAAAACAGGTGGATATGGTGTTGATTTAAAAGAGTATAGGCGACTAACTAAAAAAGTTGGAGGAGATACAAAATTTAATAACTTAGATGTTGCACAAGCTATTAATGCTGGAGCAACGCTAGGAATTAAAAAAGACGAAATGAAACAAATCATACCAGCAGCTGCTAATTTGGCACAAGCGTTTAATTCGGATATAACACCAGCTCTTGAAATGGTTAAAATGCACATGAACTCTTATCAATTGTCTGCAAAAGAAGCTCAAAAAGTTACTGATATGATAGCTGTTACATCTAAAAATACAGCTGCTGATTTACCTAGATTGGCAGAAGGATTTAAGTATGTTGGAGCTTCTGGAAAAGCATTAGGAGTACCGCTTGAAACAGTTTATGCAATGTTAGGTAAAATGAATGACAATGGATTAACAGGGTCGACAGCAGGTACTGGATTAAACCAAATGTTTGAAAGTTTAAAAGATTTTAAAAAACGTGGAAAACTCGAAGATTTAATTGGTAAGGTTACAGATGAAAAAGGTAATTTACAGGATATGGTTTCGATTGTCGAAAGATTAAAAGGTGTAACTGACAAAATGGGTAATGCGGATAAAGCTGGAGTATTAAAAGCTATATTCGGAGTACAAGGAGGTAGAGCCGCTAATACACTATTGAATGGAAGTATAGAAGACTTGAAAAAACTTCAAAACGAAATAAAGAATAGTAGTGGAGTAGCTAAGCAATTGAGTGACTTTATGATGCAAGGAAGCGCAGGAGCGGTTGAAACTTTAATGGGAACAATGTCAAGCACGTTTGCAGCGGTATTTGACTCGTTAGAGCCTTTATTAGTCCCGGTTGCAGGGTTATTCATGGGAATAGCTGAAGCAATTGGACAGGTAGCAGAAAAAGCGCCTTGGCTATTGCAATTAGTTTCTGTTTTAGGAGCATTGGTTGTAGGAGAATTAGTTTTTCAAAAATTAAAGGCAAGCATTGGACCTTTTGTAACTGGAATAAAAGAAGCAATTGCAAGCGCGAATTCATTTAAAATGGTTTTATATGGACTTCTTGCTATTGGGCTAGTAGTTATATTTAACTTATTTAAGCAATGGCAAGATTATTTGCAGGAAAATGCTGATGTAAGCAAAGTCTGGGAATCGGCGTTACAAAGTCTAGGTGCCGCATTAGGAGCAATCGGCGATTTAATAATGGCTGTTATTGGAGCAATATTTGGTTTCAGCACAAAATCAAGCGATGCAAAGGATAAAACTAAAATATGGGGGATGACTGCTGATGAAGTGAAGCAGAAATTGGAATCATTTAAGAAAAATGTAGAGAAATTTACTGAAAGAATACAGCAAATGAGCGAATGGGTTGACAAGAATAAGGAGAAGGTTAGAGTTTGGGGAATAGTCTTCCTAGGCTTAATAACAGCAATAACAATTGTTAAAGCCTTATCTGCGGCTGTAATGCTTTTAAATGGTGTTCTTGCAATGAATCCGATAGTATGGATTGTAGCCGCTATAATTGGAGCAATAATAACAGTGGTAGCGGTTATTAAATATTTTTGGGATACAAACGAAGGATTCAGAAATGCGATAATAACAGCTTGGAATGCAATTGCTCAATGCTGGTCTTTTGTAAGTTCTGTATTTTCAGGAATGGTAGGTGGCATTATTAATTGGATGACACAATTGTGGGCACAAAGCGAAGTGTTTAGGGAACTTATAACTACCACTTGGAACCTTATTGCAGCGATTTTTCAATTGGTCGGAGCTATAATTAGCGGAATTGTTATGGCAATTATTAATGCTGTATCGAGTTTTATTGGAGCGATAATAAATGCTTATAATACAAATTCAACTTTTCATGCAGTTGTGTCAGCTGCTTGGAGTGCAATAGGGGCGTTAATCCCTGCTGTAATTGGAATGATAGTTGGAGGCCCAGTTGGAATGTTTATAGGTGCATTAGTAAGTTTGTATACCCACAATCAAACTGCAAGAAATTTAATAAATGCAGCATGGAATGCAATCAAAGCAGCTGTATCATCAGCAATATCAGCGATAATAAGTAGGATTCAATCCGCCATATCTGCCACGCAAGGGTTAATAAATGCTTTCCAATCGGCTAGTAAATTAGATTGGGGAGGGATAAAAGCTGGTGGAGCACAATTCGTAGGAGGAGTTAAAGGGATTGTCACAGGTAAACACGCAGTAGGAACTAATAATTTCCAAGCACAAGGTGGTGGGGGAATGACTACTATCGATGAGCATGGAGATGAAGCTATTTGGTTGCCAAACGGCTCAATGGTTGCAAGAAACACAACAACTAACGATATGTTGAATAATTTAAAATCTATTAAAGCTAATACTCGTGGTGGACTGAAAGACAGTGGAACAGTTGTTACAAATAATAATCATTTTGTATTTAATGTTAATGGAAATGATGAAACACTAAACGAATTAAAAAATGAACTTGAAAAATTAGGAATAGTTTAGGAGGTATAGAATGCAAGTATTAGATTTTTTAAAAAAAGCAATTGCAGGATTTGAAGCACAAAAAGATAGACTTGAAAAAATGTATTTAAAATATTTTGGCATAAAACCTAATGGATTTTTAGGTACTATACCTCTTTTAGTAATTTCGACCGATTATAGTCAAGATAATGAAATAACAGGCTACAAATCGTATTTAAAAGATAATTTTAATGAAAATATGTTTGTGAATCCATATACATTAAAAATTGAGGTAATTTTACACGGTAAAGAATGGAAAGATGAACTCGAGAAATTAGTTAAAGAATCAAAAAAAAGAAATTATACAACATTTATGTATACTAAATTTGATAAGGTTTATGCTCCACTTGCAATAACTAGTGTCAGTTACTCGGAAAATTATCAAAATTATACTAGCATAAAAGTTTCGATAAATTTAAAAGAAGTAAACTTGTTAAAATTTACTACAACTGACGGAAAGACTACAACAAGTGCTTATGATCCAGAAACTAATACCCAAAATCGAGAAATGTCTGAAGTTTCAATGAGTGAATCAATGAAAGGTGGACTTGGAGATGATCCTAGAACAGGAGATATTAAAGCATGAGAAAATTATATAGTTTTGATATTTTATATAAGAAAAATAAAAAAAGTAGTTACAGAATTTTATTAGACGATGGAGAAAAAACGTTGTTAGTTACATTGGAAATTTACAATATAAAAGAACTTTGGTATTTAGATGTAAAGACTGATAACGAAAATTTACATATGGGTCAAAGAATTAATGCATACGAAGATTTGTTCTTATTGTGCAGAAGACGATATAAAGAATTTCCGAATGTTAAAATGATAGCTTTGCCAATTAATTTGAATGGCTTTGATGTTGAGTTTACAACAGAGACAGCTGGAATATTACAGGATATTATGGTGGTGGTTTAATGGCTGAGAACACAGGAAATGATAATTACTATATTTTGTGGGACAGATATGCAAAAGTAACTTTTAAAGTAAAAAATGGAGATGAAACAGAGGAAATTGAATTTGAAAGATTTCAAATTGAAAATGGAGTTGATTATTCGCCAGATTTCGAGATACAAACTGAATTTGATATAACAGAAAGCACTAATATTGCTAAAATAGTTATTTATAATTTAACAGATGAAATGATTAAAAAATTAAAAAAAGGTGTTGAAGTAGTTATTGAAGCTGGGTATTGGAATGATGGAGTAAATAAAGATATTGGTGTTATCTATAAAGGGATTATCGAGAGTTTGAAAGGAAGTTGGAGCAACGCTGATAAGAAATTTGAGATAACTTGTAATACTTATAATGATGAATACAAGGACACAAAAATAAATCTTAAAACTGGAAAAGGGACAAAAGCTAGTACAATAATAAAATTAATTTTATCAAAATTGGATAAATTAAAAGCTGGGACAATAGAGCTTGGTAAGGATATTGATTATAAAGATGGAAAAACAATGCATAACAACGTAAAACACATCTTTAAAGAAATAGCAAAAGATACTAAAAGTGTTTTTTTTATAACAAATGGAGTTGTCACTTTTCAACCACGAGATAAGATAAATAGAGGTATTTTAGAATTTGATCCGAATCGATTTCAAGATGTAAAAGAAAATGACGGTACTTATACATTGAAAAGTATATTTGATCATAGATTTCAAGAAGGTTTTAAGATTAATTTAGATTTAAAAAAGGAATTTGAGCAACTTGAAATTAAAGGAGAGTATCTTATCACAAAAGGTAAGCATATTATTAATTTTAAAAGCGATGCATATACAGAGTTGGAAATAAAAACTAAATTCGATGATGAAGAAACTAAAAAAGCTAACGAAATCGAAATTGTTTCTGGAAAAAAAGGAAAAAATGAGAAAGCATCTAAAAATAAAAAGAAAAAAACAAAAGAAAAAGATGATAAAAAGAGCAAAAAAAATGAAAAAGGCACTAAAAAAACAAGCAAAAAAGAAAAAGAAGTTAAAAAATCTAATAACACAGAAACTAAAAAAACTACTACCAAAAGTAGTGGAAATAAAAAAGAAAAAGACTGGGATAGAATAGTGAGAACATATGGAGTAGGAGGTAAAAAGTGAGAAAAAAAACAGTAGGAGATCATATAGAATCAATGATAAGTGGAAGATTTGACAATTTGAATACTTTTGCAATAGCTAAAATTGTTGAAGCAGATAACTCTAACATGAGCTGTAGTATACAAATGTTAGATATTCCTGAACTTTTTGGAACACGCGATGAAGTTGAAATAATTGAAAATGTTCCAATTGCTCCAATTTTTTGGGGGAGTAAATGCAAAGTAAATGCTCCATTAGCTGTAAATGATAAGGTCTTAGTAGCTTTTTGTCAGCATGATACATTTAATGCAAGAAATGCTTCTGAACCTTGCGAGCCGAACTCTAACGCAAAATTTGATATAAACAATGCCGTTGTAGTTGGACAAATAACAAGTGATGCAGAAAAGAACATATCTAACGACTTTTATGTCGCTTATGGTGGAACACTTGTAACAATAAATGATAGCGGTGTCAATATAAAAGGCGGTTCAATCAGCATAAGTGGGCCTGTTAAAATTGACGGAAGTTTAGAAGTGAGTGGAGACGCTACAATTGGTGGAAAGTCATTCTTAACTCATACAAATGGTGGATTGCCATTGGATTAGGAGGATATCATGGAGAGTGTGGAAAGTTGGCTAACAGAAAAAAATGACGATAAAGAAATAGATGTTGCAATTGGTAAAAATATTATATTAAGTTCAGAATTAGAAAAAATAAGATTACGGTTGGAAAATAAATTGAGGTTATTTTTTAACGAATGGTTTTTGCATAAGAATGAAGGTATTTATTGGCTTAAAAGAAATGAAAATAATGGACAAATAGGAAATTTATTAGAAAAATTTAATATAGAGGCCCAGGTCAAAGAAACTATTTTGTCGGACGAAGATGTGGCGGAAATAACAAAGTTTGAAAGCAATTTTGAAAATAGAAATGGAAACTATAATTTTAAAGTGGAAATGTTATTGAAAAATGGAAAGACTTTAGCGTTTTAGAAAGGAGGAATAATGGATTTTGGAGTAACAGAAAAGGGATTTGTGTTAAAAAGTTTTACAGATATTATGAAAGATATAGAAAATAGGTACAAAGCAAGATTACAAGATAATAATTATATTTTAGATTTTAATACTCCAGAAGGGATTCATTCTGAAGCTATAGGTTATGAACTATCGCAAATATGGGAAGAATTGCTCGAATTTAATAATCAAATGAATCTAAATACAGCAACAGGGATATACTTAGATTTCTTTGGAACTTTACTGAGAACTCTACGAAAAGCAGGGGCTTATGCAACTGGACAGGTTAAGATAACAGGAGAAAAGAATAAAGTTATACCAGCACAAACTATTATAAAATACGCTGAAAAAGAATATAGGCTATTATCAAACGTTACGTTGGATAAATTAGATAATAATGAGTATTATGGAATAGGATTTATTCAGGCTCTTAAAATCGGAAAAGAAAGCAATATCACAAGTGATGTTACTTTTACTACTGAATATGAAGGAGTTGCTAAAATTACAAATGATGCAGATGTAATTGGTGGTGCAAATAATGAGAGTGATAGTCTTTATAGGGAAAGACTTAAAAGAAAGGAAACAGTTGAACAAACCGCTACACATGCAGCATTATATAACGGATTAATGGCTTTGGAAAATATTAAAAATGTGTTGATATTAGATCCTGAGACCGAGCCAGCTACTGAAGCTGGAACAGTTAAAATATTTTTAGAAGGAACACCAGACAACAAAATTTTTGAAACTATTCTGGATTTGAAAGCGGACGGAATATTAACTCTTGCAGATTCTAATGCACAAACTTTTGAAAAAAAAATAAAAAGAGGTGTATTTGAAAGAAAAATAATATATAACATCATAAAATATAGTACGTTATTAATAAAAGTTGAAGTTTTGGAAACAAAAAATTTAGATGAAAAAGATAGTCGTTGGACAAAACAAATTCAACAGGAAATTTTAAATTATATTAATAATCTAAAAACAGGAGAATCTATTAGTTATTTAAAGACATATTCAGAAGTGTTAGGAATTGACGATATAAGAAAAATAAATTTGAAAATGGGATTAACAGAATCCGATGTTGCAATACAAAATTTCGACAAAACATTTACAGTCCCAGTTGGTCAAAAATTTCAAATAAACGAAAATAATATCGAGGTAATTTATGTTTAAGAGTAGCGAAGAGTATACAGATGAAATAATAAGTAGATTTCCGCATATGTACAGAAGAGATAGAGAAAGCAATAATTATTTTTTACTGAATTTATATTTAGAAGAAATAAATCAAGCAAGTAAAGGAATATATGAACTTTTGAAATCTTTAAATATTATGGAAGCAGAAGGTTATGTATTGGACAAATTTGGAACATCTTTTAATTTGAAAAGGGACACGAATGAAAACGATGAAAATTATAGAAAGAGAATACTTGCTGAAATTTCAAGGAAAAGTAAAAATGCAACTTTTGAAACAATCTTAAATGTGCTTAAGATTATAATTGAAAATTATGAGCAAAATATTTTTATTTTTAAAGAAGGGATTATAAAAGATAAAGTTAAAAATATAGATTTTAAAGTTAAAAATGGAAGTTTTAACGGAAATTTTGAAACACAATTTTACAAAGAAAAAGCAGGAAGCATTTATATAATATTGAATAAAAGACTGTCTGCATATATAAAAAAGAGTATCTTAAATATTTTGCTTGAAATAAGAGCGAAAGGTGTGGAAATAACTGTTGATTTTAAATATAAAGTGCAAACAGCTAGTTATATTTCAAACGGGGCCTTTGTTGGAGTGAAAAGAATTTTAAAAATAGAGGATAGCTTTTATGATGAGATTTTGCAACAAAAAAGTTATGAGAGTAATTTAGCAAGAATAAATGTAATTACACAAGAAGGAGTAAGATAGATGTTAAAAAAAATAAAGGATTGGACAGGAACGAATTTGGATGTTTACAAAGTTGAAAATGCAAACGATGTTGGTGCTGGATTGGTTAGGCATATTTGGAAAGGTGAAGAAACAGCAACTCAAGTCGGGACAACATTGTCAGCGCAAGTCATGAATGATTTGCAAAAAGGATTGGTCCACACTCTAGATACAATTAGAACAGTAGGAACTAACAAAGATATCTACGAAGTTGCATTGACTGGAATCGAAGAGTTTGGCGTATTTGACGGATTAAAATTGTTAATTAGAATTGATGGAGAAAATCAGTTTGAGAATGTATTTTTAAAATTAGGTGGTACAGAATATCAGATTTATCAATTAAAAAATAGTATGTTAGATAAGATTGACAAAGGGATTTTAAAAGACAAAAAGGAATATTTGCTCAACTTCAAAAACAATTCTTTTGTTTTATCAGATAGCACTTTGTACGGATCACAAAAAGGAACGGCATTAGAAGGAAATCGGTTAGCTGAAATATTAGGACTAGAATTTGGTGGAAACATACAAGATATCGGAAACAAAGCAAAAGGTAAATTCTATTACGACAGTGTTACAAAATTCTACTACGAATGTATCGAAGACAACAGTCTGACATACAACGATAGCGGAAAATTTAGGGCTATTTCTAATAAGCCGATTTCGGACAAATTAGAAAAATTATTTAAAGTTGAGAAACAAACAGTAAATATTCACAACGGTACTGTAACTTTTGTGAAACAAGGAAATATTGTGAGTGCAGGAATATTAATACAAGGTGATGATGTATTTTATGCTGATAATCAAAAGCTTGTAGATATTCCTGAAAAATTTCTTCCTATCCAAGAATTTTACTGGTTAGAATCTTCGCTAGCTTCTAACTCGAAAGGCGGAGAAAAAGGAGCTACAAGAATACAAATTAATCCTACATCAATAAATGTGTGGGGGGCATATATAAGAGGAACGCAAACTATTCTAAAAGGTTCAATTGTTTATTGTTCTAGACTATAATATTTAAAATTCTGTACAAATTCATAAGTTAACACAAGATAAAAATCATAAAAGGAATGGAGTGATAAGAATGACAGTAGTTTATATTTATGAAGCAAATTCGTTGGAGTGTATAGCACGACCAACTGTTACTACAATAGAGGAATTTAAAGAAAAACCAAATCTGTTTTATCCGCTTTGGGATGAAAAAACAATGAAATTTTCCGAAACTTTGTTGAATAATCCAGTTATCAATTCAAAAACCGGAGAACTTAGAGAAATGACTGAAATTGAAAAAGTAAAAAGTGGAAAAACAACTTTATCAGACGGAAGTTATTTGGATGAGGTCAATGAAACAATTGTTACGATTGCAAAACCAAATGATTGGAGTGTGTGGGATAAAGATTCTCATGCTTGGAAAGTTGATAACAATTTGCTAAATAAAAAGTTAAAAGAATTAAGAACAAAAGCGTCAAAAGATTTAGTTGAAGCTAAATTAAACTTTTTAAATCAAGCACTTGAAATTGAAAAAGCTGGTAAAAAATACACTTTCGAGAACAATGAAGAAAATAGAAATAGATTAGCATTAAAATTTTCGTTGATGTCATTGTTAGAACAAGATAAGATTGAAAAAGTAAAAGTTTTAAATGACAAGGGTTTAGTTGAGTTTATAGAGCTAAACAAAACTGAATTAAAAGCTCTAGCGACAAAAATACAAGACATAATTGAAGTTGCAGACATGGGAGAACAAATGGCGGTTGTTGGAATCAGTAGATACACTATTGAACAAATGTTAGATTTAAATGTAAAAGATTTTTTTCAAAATTAAGAGGAGTGATTTGAATGAATAT